AGGCCGCGCCCACTTCCATCTCGTAGCCGTCCGCGCGGGAAAAGGTCGTGGAACCGGCGCCGGTGCCGGCGTTGTTGCGGAAGAATTCGCCGGTTCGCGAGCCCGGCACGAACACCTCGCGGTGCGAGACGATCAGCGCCTTCAGGTTGTCCGGCGCGCTTTCGGCGGTGTAACGGTCGAGCGTGTTGTAGTTCAGGCCGTCGTTCAGTTCCGAATGGCCCCAAAACTTGCCGAACGGTTCCAGAAACGCCAGATAGCCGTCGATGAACTGAAAGAGGATCGCGCCGGGGAAGCCCTCGTCGGTGATCTGCGTCAGCGTGCCGGCGGCGGTGTCGTAGATATAGCCGGACTGGCCGTTGGCGATGCCGACGTGAAACCCCGCGCCTCGCGGCGTGTGGTCCATCGACACCCGTTCGACGCCGGGGATCGTGCCAATCGCGGTCGCGGTGCCGCTGGCCGAGATGCGGAACAGGGTCGTGCCGGACACGGCCAGCAGCAGCCCTTCGACATCATGGGTGCCGCGCAACGGCGCATTGGTGCCAAGGTCGCAGAATTCGACCAGACCCGGCGGGGTGCGCAGCATCACGGCGGAACGGGTGCCCGGTTGCTCGGCCGGCGCCGGCAGCCAGTTCACGGTGTCCTGGCACGACCACGGGCGCGCGTCGTCCTTGTAGGCCCCGTCGATGACCTGCCACGGCTCCCAGCGCGCCATCAGCCGTTGAGCCCGGCTTGCCAGCCGCTGCCGAAGCCCTGCCCTTCACTCAGCGGCAGGTCGGGCGACGTGGTGATGTAGAGCCGGTTGTTGAGCATGTCGGCGCGCAGCGAGGCGAGCCCCGAGGCAGCGCCGGCAATCACGGCCGGCGACAGGCTGACGCCGTATTCGGGCTGCAGCCGGATTGCCAAGTTGTAGCCGATGGCTTCGTCGCACATCGGGTCGGTGGGCATGTCGGATTCGGGCAGGCTGACGTTCTGCCAGCCCAGCGCCAGGCCGTCCGCCTCCCAGCGGGTCATCATGCGGTTGAGGGCGTCGATGGCGTCCTCGGCCTGCTGCGCCTCCGGCACCGTTTCGGCGTCGATGACGCGCAGCAGCCGCAGGGCGTGCCGCACCACCGTGATGACCTGGGTCATGGTTCAGTCCTTGCGGGGGCGGCCGGGGCCGCGCTTCGGAAGCGTGGCGACGAATTCCGCGTCCGTCATCGCTTGGGCGGCGGGCAGTTCAGGCGCCTTCGCATCCTTGAACTGGTCCGGGTGCAAACCCGACTCGTCCAGCGGCAGGAAGCCACGGGCGCGCAGGGCGGTGTCCTGGTCGGCGTCCTCGGCGATGGCGTAGGCCTCGCGCGGGTCGCCCTTGTCGAACAGCATCTTCGGGAAAAACATGCCGACTCCTTAGAGGGCGGGGCGACCCGAAGGCCGCCCCGCTTGGGGTCTTACTCGGTGACGCGGCAGGAATGGTCACCGCGAACGGCGGCCGGCAGCGCGAACAGCACGTCGATACGGGTCGATTCCGTATCCGACTGGCCGTTGCCGAAGGTCATCACGCGCACGCTGATGTCGCCGATGGTGGCCGTGTAGCCTTCGCACGAGGCGAGGACCGGCAGCGGCGCAAAGGCGGTGGCAAACGCGTTCTTCTGGAACACGATGTTCTGCGTCTTGGCCTGCGACGCGGTGCCAAAGATGGTGATCGGCGCCGAATCGGCCGGCAGGGCGTTGACCGTGCCGATCACGCTGGCGCTGGTCACGGTCAGGGCCGGGTACACCGCCACGTTGCCGGCGCCGCCCGCGTAGTCCGCCGTCACGACGAACTGGCGCAGCACGCCGTTCGACACGCCCGTGATCGGGTGGACTTCGTAGACGTTGGCAATCGTGAAGATGGAGCCCTTGGTGATCGCACCGGTGCCGGTCTTGACCGCCAGCGAGGAACCCGACACGGCGGCGCCGTTGATCAGGTAGCCGGTGCCGGCGCCGTTGGTGTGAACCGGCAGCGACATCTGCTTGTAGAACTCCAGGCCGGCGAACTCACCCACCGCGTTCTTGCTGAACTCCTTTTCCAACTCGCCCTTGGTGTGGAACAGGGTCGCGTTGGCTTCGGCCAGGCCGTCGTTGGCGTCCACCGAGAAATGCGAGTAGCGCATGTCTTCCGGGCACAGATGACGGTCGAGCTTGGACGCGGCCGAGCGCCACACGGCGCGGGTCGAGGGCACCGAGCCCCAGGAGCCGACGACGTTGGGGGTCTGATCCTTCATGCTGGTCAGGATCACGCTGTTGACCTTGGACGACAGCGAGGTCATCGCCGGCTTCAGGAAGCGGTCGCGGAAGTCGCTGATTTCCAGCTTCTTTTCCTTCGACGTGAAGGTCAGCGGGACGTGGTACTGCTGGTCCACGGTCAGGTTCACGTAGGACTCGTTCATGGCCGGTGCGGAACCGCCGCCAGCGAACGAGGCGCCGGAATAGGTGACCGGAACCGGGGGAATCATGACCTTGACGGTGTCGCCCTTCTTGTAGCCGGCGACTTCCTCGCCGAACTCCTTTTCGCGGGACGTGTTGAGGTTGGTCACGACGTTATTGGTCTCCACCAGGATTTTGGCCGCCTCGCGGGCGATCATCTGGTGGGTTAGGGCCTGGCCGACGTTGCTCATTGGAATGCTCCGATTGATCTAAAGGGAATGGGGTTAGCGCTTACGCAGGCGCTCTTTTTCGGCCTTGTACCAAGCGTCGTCGGTCATCTTTTCCGGCGGCGGCTGGACTACGGACCGGCCACCGACACGGGGCGTCGGGGCGGGAGCTTGGGAAATCGCCCGCACGGGCTGTGCGGTCGGGATCGGTGCCTGTTGCGTGGCATCCATACGCTTGACCAGCCGGGCAATCGCCGCTTCCGCGTTTCGCGGCAGGGTGTTGGCGATGGCAAAGGCCTCGTCATCGTTGTTGGCGATGTAATACGCAATCTCCGGCCCGCGTTCGTGCCGAATGACCGCCATCTGGACCTCGGGGCCGGGCTGGTATTCGTTAAAAAACCCGTCCACCGCTTCCAGGTAATCAGGATGGCTTTCCTCAAACGCCCACACCCGCTCCTGATAGGAAGTGAGGGCGTCCTGCTGCGCCTTCTGTGCGGTGGCAGCCTCCGCGTTTTGTCGCTCGGTCTTCAGTTCCTCGCGCACCACCCAGCGGGCGTGCGCGCGGTTGTAGCTTTCCAGGTCGTAGTCGTGGTCTGCGAGGGTCGGTTCGCCGTCGCTCGGCGCGGGGGCCGTGCGCGTAGATTGCGCCGAAGTGTCAGGCGTTGCAAGACGTTCATTGGCAATTCGCCGAAGATCGGCGACTTCCTGCTGCAGCCGCTGAATGTAAGCCTTGGTCCGGTTGGGCTTTTCGGCCTTCGGCTCGTCATCGGCCTTCACTTCCTCCGCGCCGGTTTCGGGCGTGGCTTGGGCGCGCAGCGCTTCCTCGGCGTCGGACTTGGCCGGGGCTTCGGTAACGTCCTGGGAAACTTCGGTGTTCTCGGTCATACGGTCCTCGTTGCGCCCAGTCCGGGGCGCGCGGTCCGGCGGTGCCGGTTATTGCGGGAACTGCATATTCGGTAGCGGCATCGGGTCCGGGAACTGCGGGGCCATCATCGGCGCGGCCATGCCGCCAATCGCGCCCACCGTGTCGATCCGCTTGGCGCCGGTATCGGCCTCGGTCTTGGCGATGTTGGCCTGCGCGGTCGGCAGGATCGTCAGCGTCTCGGCCTCGGTCTTGGCGGCGGTCGCGTTGTTCTTGCGAATCTCCGACAGCAGCTTTTCCAGGTTCGCTTGGAACGCCGGGTCCTCCATCGGGTTGGCCTGCGGCGGCGGTTCCTCGCCATCCTTCGGCGGCAGCGCACCCATCTTGACCAACTGCGCCCGCACGACGTTGACCACCTCGTCGGCGCCGGGGAAGTCGAGGTTATTGATGGCGGCGTAGGCCAGCACCGGGGCGACCTGCGGCAGCACCGGCCCAATCTGGCCGACCAGCGTCGAGAACGCATCGGCCGCTTCCATCCGCTGGGTGGCGTAGCTCGGGCCTACGGTGACGGTCGAGTCGTATTTGCCCTTGCTGATGTCATTCACGACGTGCTTTTGCCCGTTATCGTCGGTGACTTCCTCGTACAGCGTTTTCCACTTGCTGGCGCCGTCCTCGCCCAGCAGCCGCACGACGCGCTGGGTGTCGTACACGCGCGGGATCATGTCTACGAGGATTTCGTACTGGTAGCGGATCGCGTAGACGAGGTTGTCGATGTAGTTGAACGTCGCGGTCTGGCCGCTGATCTTCTGCGTCTGCAGCGCCCGGCCCGACGCGCCACCGGAAGCGGCACCCAAGCTCGGGTTATACAGCCCGGTGCCGGCCTTGATGTCCTGCTCGTCCATTGCCGACATCTGGATCAGCGCCGCCGGCACCTCGGCCTGCTGGGTGCGCTGCGGCATCACGCCATCGGGGGCGTCGTCGGCTATGAACATCACGCCAAAGTCCTCGGAATTGGCGCGGCGCCACATTTCCTCAAACCCCTTGATCCACGACGGCTTGGCGATGAACGGCGCCTTCGGGGCCTTGGCCACCGCCTCAATCATCGCCGTGCGGTGGACGTTGTGCAGGCGCTGACTGTCCTTGTTGGACCGGACCATGCCCTTAAAGTGGTCCTCGCCGTCGATCATGGCGAGGTTGCCCCACACCGGAATGATCGGGATGAACTTGGAGGGGAACTCGTGCGCGTCCGTCAGCCATTCGGCGCCGTTGGTCAGGCGACACATGACCTTGTGCGATTCGACCTGGCGCGACTTGACCACCTCAATCCCGTTCGCGGCCAGCGTTTCCGCGTCCATGCCGGGCGCGTCGCGCCAGACCACTTCGACCGGCGGCTTCGGCGCCGGCTGCATCGTCAGCGGATTGGTCAGCGCCGGGCGCTGGATCGCCAGCAGTTCGCGCGCGGTCGGCTGCTTGTACCAGTACTTGCATACGCGGACCTGATCGCGCTCAACGCGCCAATGGCTGTAACGGTCGTCGCCGATCACGGCGTTGGGGTCGGCCTTCGGGTACTCGCGGACAAACGAGTCCTTCGGCATCGTCTCCTCCACGAAGCAAAAGCGGCCGTCGCGGCGGTCGATCTTGTTAGCGGCCGGGTCGAACTTGACCGAGAACGGGTCGCGGATCGGGTCGATGAAGATGTCGAGGTCGAAGTCGTCCTGGTTGGCGTAATCGGTGTCGATGGCAAACACGCCGTAGCCGCCCTGGACGGCCGGAGCGAACGCCACGTCGTGTGCCATGTCGGCGTTGGACACCGATTCGATGTTGCGGGCGATGCCCTGCATGATTTCGGCCAGGCCCTTGTCGGTTTCCTCCAGGCCGCGCACCTTGCCCTGCGGCCGGGACTGGCGCATCTCGTTGATGACCGTCTGGCAGTGCTGTTCCAGCTTCGGGAATTCGTAGGTCGGGCGGTCGCCACGGCGCGACTTCAGCTTGGAATCCCACTGCGCGCCGGGCACGGTGACGAATTCGATGTCCTCGCGGCACTTGTCGAACTTCGGGTTCCAGTAGTCGCAGGCGACCCCATAGCGCTTGCGCATCAGGTCGAGCGAGTCATCGGCGGGGGATTCGGCGCGCTTGGCCATCAGTAGTCGCTCGGTTGGTTCATGAAGGCCGCTAGGTCGATGGCCGGGGCGGAACTGGGCCACACCAGCCGGTATTCCTCGCCGGGCTCGGCAATGCGGGCCATCGCGTCCAGCATGTCGTCGTGCAGCGGCACCGGAAACGCCCGGTATTCCTGGTGTCGGAACAGTTCGATCAGGTCTTCAACCTGCCCCTGCCAGTTGGTCCGGTGCATCGTCTGCGGCAGGTAGAAGCGGCCGGCCTCAAACAAGGGCATCAGCCGCTTGATGCGGTCGATTTTCGATGTGG